GATCAGGCTCTGTCCACTTGAGTTTACTGGGTGATTGCTTGCCTTAATCGTCACGATGCCGTCAGTGTTCACGTCGAGCGCTTCGATTTGATACACCTGTGAAGTGACGTTGGCACCGATAACCGAGAACACCGAATCCCTCAGATCCTGCGCCACGCCGCCACTGATTTCCAGCACACCGGAAAACACTTCGGTCTGGGTGCGGTCCCAGTAATAGACGTTGTAGCTGCCGTCGGCCAAGTCGGTCACAGAGATGACCGTGCCATCTTCCTTGACGATGCCGTTGTTGGTTGGGCTGTAAGGGCTGACCTCGGTGGCAACGCGGATGTAGTCACCGGGAGCAAGGGACAAGCCCCAAGGCAGGGTCTGGAATGTGACGCTGTGGGTGACGTGCTTACGGACGGCGAGGAAGTAGCGAGCAGCCAAAAGGGCGTGGGTATCGCCAGTGATGTGGGACAGCTCGAAGTTTTCAAGTGGCAGATCTGCAGCGCCAGCTTCGTCGTAACGGATCAGAACACTTTGCTGCTCAGGCATTTTGTTGGTGCCTGCCCACTTGTAAAGCACTGCGGCTTGGAACAGCTTGCGATCCTCAAGGTCAATCCACTCAAGCTTGAGCGAATCTTCAATGATGTTGCCGTCGGTGAACATGCCCCGGATTTGCAGGGCTTGATCTGGCGCGATCTTGTAGTTGCTGTCGTAAGGCAGTGCAGGCTCAATTGCCAACTTGCCGTTTTTCAGCGTCATGAAGCAGAGGACGCTTGGGGCAATCTCAGCTAGCCAGCCACGGATATTGATTGATTCTGCGATGGCGTCGTCATAGAACAGGTTGTTTGCGCGAAGGAAACGCCCGGTTTCGGTCAGCGTGGTGCGGTCAACCAAGCCGCTGTTGACGATGCTGCCTGCTCCAGTGTCGGTATCAGTTGCTAAGTACCAGAGCAAATCAGTCAGAAGGTTGCTAGAGCCGGTATCGCCATCAATCAGGCGTTCCACTTCAATGCCGTTCGAGATGTAGCAGCGGAGTTGATCGAGCTGCTGAAAGTTGTCACTGGAGCGAAGTTTCAAGCCAGCAACTGCACAGTTTTGGTATTCCGGCACGTTGTCCTCAGCCAAGCATTCGTTGACATAGACAACCTCGTGTTCGGGGTTGCCGTCGCAGCTCCGGCTAATCAGTTCGCCGTAGTGGGAGACTTCGGCAATACCGCTGTACTGCTGGAACAGGCGAGTCGCTGATTGAGGCTCGTCGTACTCTTCGTAATACTGCCCGTTAGTAACGGTGTAGCTAAAGGCAAATTGAACACCGTTTGCGTTGCGGGCGTGTTTGGTGAATACATCGCCTGTGGTCCAATTACCAGTGAAACCTGTTACCCCAGTTGCGACTATGCGCCACCACTTATTGCGCGGGGTATCTGGCAGATCCCTTTGATATGACTCCAGTTCGACGGACATCGTGATGGTCCGCACTGAGGCGTCGCGGGTGTAGTCCCAGCCGGTCAGTGTGCGGCGTGAACCATTCGGCAGGTTGTCGAAGTAAGGATCAATGCCCAGAGCAAGCGAGAAAATGTTGCTAAGGGTGTTGAAATTGATTGCATCGCCAACGTTGTACCCAATGCCAGGCTCAGTGCAGACAATGCTGCCCGGAGTGACGCTGATTGTGCTTGCGTCGGTAACCCAGCGTCCATAAACAACATCATCAACAAGCTCTGGCACAACTGCCATTTGCCTGTGCGTGAAGTAGTCACGCGGCTGAACAAAATGACCACGGCCACCCACCGTGAATGTGCCCATGTAGGTGTTAAAGGTCCAGTCTTGGTAACCAGTGCGAGCACCATCCAAAACGAAGATCAGCTCAGTACCGCCGCTTTGCTGTGTAAATACTGCGCTGTTGAAGGGACGCAGGCGGAACTCAAGTTGCGAGCGGTCAGGATGCGTTACGCGAATAAACGAGTAGATGTCAACAGGGGAATCACCAATTACGCCAAACAAATATGGACCAATGTTGGTCCAGCCTTCGTTGCGGTTGTAGTCACGAACGGCGTCAGAGTTTGTGGGTCGAACATCAAGCGCAAATGTTGAAAGTCTCTGCGCGTACTGCGTAATCTTGCCTGACCGCAAACTGTTGTTGCCGCGGTTTTGCTGCGCCACGCCGAATGGTGACAGCAGCGTGTTGAAGTTGGTGATGCCGTTTAGTCGTGCCCAAACCTGGGACTTAATACCAATTTCGGTTACGTCACAGCGGCGGTTGTTCTGGAAACTGCCCAGCTCAAAACGAAGAATTGGGTAGAAAGCCTCATCAATATCTGAATACGGCAACCAGTTGGAAACGGTGACTGCCTCTTCCGAGACCAAACCGATTTTGCGGTTGTTATTACTCCAGGCTTCAATACATTTCAGGCGAATACGGAAGCCGGCGGTGGTGTCGTTTGAATCTGCCGGATCAAAGGTTTTGTTGGGACGATCAATGACGATCCAGGTGGATCGACCAATCATGAAGGTTGCCCCAAGTGCCATCAGTGCATCGGCACGTTGAGCATCTGCATCAACCGTCGAACGTATATCTTCGAGCCTGGCAACACCCTCTCCTGCATCTCCAAACGGTTCAATATCTTGGCGGCCCTTGCCAATCAATACGACAATTTCATCACCCTTATTGACTTCAACTTCAGTGGTCAGGTTTGACCAGGATTCAGTTTCATAAGGCTCAACAGTTCTAACGACAGTTGGACCATACGTCACCGCGCCTGTGGAGCCATTCTTGTGCTCAATGACGCCAATCCGGCGTGCATAGTTGACGCCAGTGCCAGGCATGCCGGCATTTTCCGTGATGCCATTGCGTTGGTAATCACCGCCCCATTGATGGTTGCGACGCAAATATGGATCAACATATTTGAACTGTTGATTCAGGGCGCGAATTCTACGTTCATAATCCCAGTCCTTAAGTACAGAAATAACCTCCCAATCAGGGCGAACTGGCGTGCCATTGGCAATACCGGAGTAAACGCCAAAACGGACTTGGTTGGACGGCGTAAAGGCACCGCTAAATGCAGGTTGATTAGCCGCGCCTTTGATTGGTGCATAGAACGCCTGTTCTTCGTCGCCGCGTCCGTCGTCAATACTCAGCTCGCCATAGCGCAGGTTATACATCCGAAGGCGACTGCCCGCCCCAAGCGCTTCGTAACCGCCGTTCCAGTAGAAGTCAAAGTAAGCGTTGAAAATGTTGTCGAGCGCGTTATTGCCTAGAAAAATGCCGCCCAGTTCGGGGCGTGCCATCGGACCTTGACCGGCAATCGCAACGATTTCACTGATTTGGTAGGTGCCCCAGCTCTTGACGCGAGACCACACCAGAGTGGGTGAAATGACTACGCCACCACTTTGAAATTCACCGCGATCGTCGTAATTTGTTTCGCGCTTGGTGAAGACGATTGGAACGATATTGCCGTAAGCAGCAAGCTCCTGTAGGGAGTTGAAGCCGTAGGACGGCGTGAAAATATCTGAGCCTTGGACGCTGCCCAGATCTTGTGAGGTGAACTGCGGGCGTTGTGCTTGGCTTTGTGGTTGACGTGGCTTGGGCGCCAGAAAGATCGACGCCGCAGTCGATGCCAAACCGATGACAAGGCTGGCAATTGCAAGGCCTAATTCCCAAGTGTTTTGAACGTCGGGAACGCCTGCGTATTCAGCAGGTCGCTCATAACTACGGGTACGAACTTCACGTGCAAACGCCTTATATTCCTCTTCGCTAAGACCCAGCTCGCTGATTAAACGCTTTTCAAACGGAAGTAGCGGCAGGTCGGCCAGATGTCGATAGGGCACCATGCCACCGCTTCCAGCTTCTGGTTGATGTAGAGGCATCCCCGACTCCAGTAAACCGCAAAGGCCGTTGAACTTTGCGGCAGCAATAGCACGTCACCATCGTACTCAAGCCGATCTACCCTGTTGCACCAGCTCAATAAGTCCCGCCCGATTGCATACTTTTTACCGTCGTACCAGTCTTGGCGGCGTTTGGGGCGCTCCAAACCCAGTCGGTCCAGCACGGTGAACACAAGATTGATGCAGTCCAGCGCTCCGTCTGGGTCCGTGCCATCTGCACCCCAGCGATACGGCCTGCCGATCAAGTCAATCACTGCACTCGGACGCTTGCGGTAACCGGCAAATTGCCAACAAGACGTTTCGTCAGGCGTTTGCGTGGTACGTCAGAACCCACGGCGTCTAGTACTGAAGCTGTCTGGAGTTCAAGCTTGGTGGTCTCCCAGCTGCCGCTGACAATCTGAGATTCATAGGTGCTGATTGCGGTGTAGTCCGTCTTGTCGTCGGGATTTACGACGACTGTGCTGACCTTGGCGATCCATCGCTCCGTAATTGCGGTCTCAGCCCAACCCCGACTAAGGCTGTTATTAGGGAACATCAAGGTGGCGGGCTGGTTGTCGCCAGTCTTTGCCACCGTTAGACCGGAAAAGGCAAACGGCATAAACCCGTAGGTTGAGCCATCGTATGGAGCGTCCTCGTTGACCCAGTAGTTCTGGAAGTAGTACTGGACATTGCCGGATTCATTCCGCAGCGTCATGTACTGGGCGAAGGCAATTTCGTGGCTCACAGACCCAGCTTCCTCCTAGTGGTCGTATTTTGACGGATGTTGGCAAGGGTGCGCTGTTCGCCTCGGCGGGCGCCTTGCTCTGCCGCTTGCTGCATTCCGCTGCGGAACTGATCGGCGGTGACGTAATCCACGCTGTTGATGCGCTCCACGGTGTAGCGAACGTCGATTGGTGCAGCCACTGCAGTGCCGCCGCCCATTTCGCCTGCTGCCTGTTCGCCGCTTCCGGGGATGACACTGGAACCACGGGCGCCAGCTGCATAGCGATTCATGGCGCCACGCATCTTGCTGGCCGGAATGATGTACTCCGGCTCGCCGCCTTCGCCGACAACAGCGCTGGTCGGGCTGGTCACGAAGCCGCCAGTGGCAAAGCCCTGTAAACCTTTGTAGGAGTCGCCAACAAGATCTAGGTTGCCCGTACGCTCCATGAATTGCGTATCAGTCTCTGTGCCGCCTCCACTTCCTGTGGCGCCGCCAAGCGCTTTCAAAATCGTTTGAAGCGCAATCATGACAAGCTGTTTTGCAATAATTTCAGCAGCCATTGCGACGAACGCCTCGCCGATAGATTTGAAGAATGCGGATAAAGCCTCCTGAGCAGTCATAGCTCCAGTTACTAGGCCTTGGAAGGCTTGTTGGA